CTCTGGGCTATAAGGCTAATAACTTTAAGTTTCTAACATTTTTGCAAAATTTTTTTCGTGCCAGAAATTTTTGACAACTATGTTCATCCTAACGAACTGATGCGCATTACATAAGCATAGTCATCTTTTGTGTGGTCTATGCTTGGCTTCCCATATTGTCTGTACTTACCTTTCTTTTCCATTGCTGTTTTCAATGTATGACAGGATGTGCAAAGGCTTTGGAATATGTTGCGGTAGAACGCTTCCTCACCTATTTGCTGCCACGGAAACACATGGTCAACAGATGCAGCAGGAGTAACAATGCCACCGGACAAACATCCTGCACACATAGGTTCTTTACTAAGTTGTGCCTGTCTTAGTGTGCGCCATTGCCTAGTTTGGTACTTTAAAATAGCATCCTTCCTATCTTGGCTCTTGTTATATTTGGTATGAAGGAATGTGTTCGTGCCACCATGATGCACACAATATCCTCCATACTTAGCCTTTACATTCTTACAACCTAAACTATTACAGGTCTTGCGTGTAGGCACAGTAGGCATTACTTGAATCTGCGCAGCATATACACTGTGCTGTCTATTAGTGCTGCTATCTCATCTAATATGTTCTGCAGTTCTGTGTCAGCAGGTAATTGCTTACGTATACGCAATAGGTATTCACTTAGTCCTATCATGTATTGCAATGGGTTGTTATGTGTTGCAAATGTATTGTCATACGTTTCAATAGTGCCGTATTTACCTTGATAGGCTTCTATCCATGAATCTATTAAATCCTCAACTCCTTCATAATACTTCTGTAATGCTTTGTGTGCTGCATATGAATCTGTTTGTAAGTGCTGCATATGTGCGCAAGTAATGGAATGAAGCATTGTTGACGCAAATGCAATTACAGTTTTATCAGCCATTTAAATTCCCCTTAATAAAATTCTGGTTTTCACGCTTAGTTTTTAGCCGTTTACATTCACCTTTACATCCACAGTTCGGTTCGGTTTTCCAATCCGCTACTGCTCCATACAATTCTATTCTTTCTGCTAGTTGTTTACGCATTATTTTGCAAGGCTCATCCAGTAATATCCTGTTCCGGCATCCGTTACATTCGTATTCGTATATGCCGCTATTACTATTACAATATTTGCAATCACCAGTAAGCATTGAAAGCCTTTAGCGGATAAAAGACCAAACTATTCCTGTAACCATCTTCACGAAGTGGAATGATAGGAGTAACACCATGTACGTTCCTCCAAGCAGGATAAACAAGCATAGAATTATCGGCAGAATCAACAGTAGCGGAATAATCAGGAATAGTTGTGTTACCGCCTTTAGCGTGACTCCGTTTTGCAATGATGACATTGACACATCCTTCCAAGTTTGCAGCATCCCGATGATAGTTTGCTGCGATGTTGTAATTGGAAATGCTGCTTGTAAACAAACGTCCGAATCTCCACTTAGGTGGAACTTTTTCTGTAATGATTTTTTCCTGTTTCTCATATACGGTCGGTGCAATTTGACGTATGACTTCCTCGGATTCTTTGCAAGCAAGTAACATTGCTTTGATAAATGTTTCGGTAGATTTAACATTGTGAACGCTTGAAACCATCGGATACGGTCTGCGCATATGTGGTTTCGGTGCGCATGAACCTATGATTGTGCTGAATTGTTTTATTACTTCATATTTAATAGTGCCGTTTTCGTTTGTTCCTATAGGACGTTTCCTATCCATGTAACTTTTAGGCACTCTGTCACTTAGCAATTCAGCGTTTGCTATTTCAATATACTGTTTTAATTTGTCAGGAATTTGCTTTAGGTAAAATCCTATTACTTCACCATCCGACACCAATAAAGAATCTTCCTTTATATTTGGTTCTATCTCGGAACACGTATCACCAATTTTTACAGTATGTGACTTAGGAATTAAATCAATTGTTTTCATAGCAATCCATTCCTTCTGCGCAATGTCGCAATGTTTTTGTCAGTTCCAAATAACTTAATATGCGTTCCATATTCCCATCCTGTTTTTTCTGCAATCTTAACCATAGGATTGTATTTATTTACAAGATACGCACATTCTTTACGTCTTAATTCTAATCTTTCTGCTGTGCTGCCAAATCCACCACTTGTATATCGTTGGAAGTAAGGAACTAACCAATTCAAAACCAATACATTCCTATGACGTACTAAATTTTCCGCTGTCCATGCTACATCATCTATTAACTGCGCTCTTGTATCAAACGTGTAATTAGATTTTTTAACTAACCAAAATCTTCCGTCTGCTAATCCTCTATTGTTAAATTTCTTTTTTAAATTTAGCGGATTGTCATGTAAGCCAAATCCAATAAGATGTATTCCATTGTTTTCTGCTAACTCAATTAACTTAGGAAACATACTAAACATTTCTTTCAACTGCATGGTGTTTTCATCACGCAATCTAAACTTATGTTGATTAGCAAAATTAATCGGTATAGTGTTGGACTTACTTAATATCCATTCCTTGGGGAAACTTCGCACCTTGATAAAATCATCACACATAAATACAGCCCATTCACCTGTATCCATCATGTCTAATGCGCTATTCCTTTGGTACGCTAATCCTTTTCCATTGCCTGTTACTATGGCATTACCTTTACACGTTCCATGCTTAACAAACTTTTCAGCGTCATCTAAACTGTGTATCAATACATTATGCTTTATATCATTCTGATGTAATGCAATGGATGTAGTAGCATTTTCAAAACGATTATAAAAAAATGTAAAGACTTTCATAGTTTGTCTTTTTCTTTGCGCAGGAAATCCATAATCATGTAACCAATGTATGCACCTTCTTCCCTCCAAAACTTAAACAGTTCTTGCGCTTCTTCATAGTGTTCTATTTCAAATTCTATTTGTATTGCTTTACGTACATTTTTTGCCATGTCATTGATTTCATCATCAAGATCATGGTCATCCAATACGGAATAATCTACGTTTGCTTTTTTCAATTCTGATGGGTCAAATGCAAGAAGTTCTATATCCTGTCCTAAGGAACGTAATTCATCTATTTCCAACATCAATAGTTCTTCATCCCATCCTGCATTAAGTGCAATTTTATTATCCGCAATGACATACATCCTTCTTTGTGTTTCCGTCATGTCACTGCCATCAACAGTTGGAACTTCTTCTATTCCCAAACGTAATGCAGCAAGGACACGACCATGACCTGCAATGATTCCATTTTCACCGTCCACTAAAATAGACTGACGGAATCCAAACTCACGGATGGATGATGCTATTTGGTTTATCTGCGCATCGCTGTGTGTACGACTATTACGTGCGTAAGGAATTAAAGAATTGGTAGGCTTATAAACTATTTTCAGTTTGTTCATTGGCTTCTTTCGGTAATCGTTTAGTGTGGTATGTGTATTCCCATACTTGTTTACGTCCTACGTTTACTGCATTGGGAATTAGTTTGCGAGTCAAATATCTTTGCCGCATTAAATAATTTAGTGCCATAGAAACTTCGCTCCCTTTTAAATCTGGAGCCTGTTCTAGGATTTGTGTAAGAGTAAGGACAGGATTGTAACTCTTGAAGATGGTGCGAACTTTAGAACTTGCATTAGGCATAAAAAATCCCCTGTACTATGACAGGGGACGATAATACTACTTCTGTAATGTATGTCAAGCAGTAAGCAAACGTAAGGCATCGGACTTCATGGAATCACCACCACCGAACCAAGTGTTGTTCAAGCGTGCGTCTGGTGTGCGTGCCGGATGATGATGGTCAAAGTATTCTGTGACAGCATTTAGCATTCCCCATTTCGTTTGACCTGCATACTCTATACCTACTGCTTCCAACTGGAACAAATCCATGATCTTGCGATATCCACGATTTTTTGTGAAATCATATTTATCGTCACGTAACTGCGCATTGGTAAGGACTAACTTCTTTACAAACTCTGCAGCATATGAAGTTGTAATCTTTTGTTTCTTTAGTTCCTTAGCAACATCCATGAACGCACCAAATGATTCCACTGCGCTACCTAATTTGGCTTTAATAATTTCATGGTTGAATTCTGTTAAGTGATTAAAGGAAACCATGTTTTCATTGTTCTTTGTTGCAAAAGAAAGTGTATTGTTACATACAACACGTATGGTAGTGAAACGTGCAGTTGTAGCCAATGAACGGTCACAGGATGTGGAAAGCAGCAAGTAACCGCCAACATTGTCGCCTTTAGAAACTTCCCCGAACTTGCCTGTTTCAGCCAATGCCCATAAGCGTTTACCGCCAAATAAAGTTCCTGCTGTATGCAATCTAAAACCATTTTCCGCTACCAAGTCATTGAAAAAATCTAATACTTGTGCAGGTTGAACAGGTTTGTAACGTGCGCTAACTACAGACAATGGCAAGTTGTTGTCCGAACGGTACTGCACAAAGCGTTCAGGAATGATTGTTGTGTTGCCGGATGCAGGTGTGAACTGACATTCTGTTTGCTCTATTGTCCAGTCCATTCCTGCTGCTTTGCGCCACGTTTCCATATCCGCATTTGCATCAAGTTGCTGTCCTAAACCATGCCACGGAACTTCACCTACAAATGCGTGTTCCACGTAACCATCTTCTCTAGTTGTCAATTGGTGTGCCATTATAAATTTCCTTTCAGTGAAATTAGTTTGTTACCAAGATGCGTAATACTCAAAATAAATGTGGTCGTCTTTGCTTGCTTCCGCAATTGCTGCTTCCAGTTGTTCTATAGTTATGCGGATGTCATGCCAATAACCATCGTCATACTCTGTGCTGCCAAAAAAGAATCCACCTTGTGTAGGCAACAACTTGGAAGCAAGAATTTCATTTCTTGACTGCTCAACCTGTTTGCACTTTTCCAATAGATTTTCTAAATCCTCTGTGCTGACGTAATAGGTTTTGCAATCATCCTCACCATCCTGCACATTTTCAACAAACCATGCATGGATTGCGTTTGCTTTGCGCCAATATGCTGCTTCATAGGTCAACTCCAATGGCTTCATTGTTCCTCTTGGCGCAATGGATTCTATTTCCGCAATTACATCCTTATCTTCCGCACGATGTGGTGACAAATACCGTTTCGCTTTTAAATACATATCCAATCCCATTTCCATTCTCCTTAAAAATAAAATTTAACAACTGCGTCAACGTACTGCATAAAAGTCATGTCCAATACCCACAAAGCAAGCAAAAAACCAATGGTGGACACAACAAAGAAGCAAAATAAAAAGTCCAAAATTTTGGTCATGGTGTGTCACTTTCTATTTTCCAAATTACTTTGTTCAAAATGTGTTGCAACTGCTTGATTTCCTTTACATCCGCAAGCATTGGATTTTTTTCAATCAGGTCATACAACAAGCAGGACGCATCGCTTGCACCATCGTAAACAACACCTAACAATTCCAATACTTCTTGTGTGCTAATTTCTAATTCAGGCATTTTCATTCCCCTTTTTTAAATTAAGCGAGCCAGATGTGAATTGCTGTGGCATTTGGATGTACTCTTAAAATCATTTCCTGTACACGTTCCCTTGATGCAGCCCAAAATTCTCCGGCTTGATTTTTGTAATCAGCGTGATAATTAAAATAAAATAATTTCATTTTGTAATCCCCTTTTTATCTGACGTACCACTTACCTACATTGGTTCTAACTTTCAAACCACCTTTAGGACCAATGGTTGCAACAACAATTTTCGGGTCACCAAAAAATAAATCGTTTTCTGTGCCACCTGCCACAATTACTGATTGACCACAAAGTTCTATTTTGAAAAAAGGATGTTCCCAAACTGAGCATCTGTTTGCCAAAATGCGTGTCAAGTTTTGTAATCTTTTGATTTGTTTTGCGTTCATGCTGTTCCCCTTAAAATGTGAAATCTACAAAAACATTTTTGTCTGCTTTGATGTAAACAACTTTGCAGATATCGGCGAACGCATGGCAAGCAAATGCTTTGGACTGCTTGCAATATTCGCCACGAACGTAAACGATGTTGCTACATTCGGTGCGCTTTAAGAATTCGCCTTTTGGCACATTGCGTACTTGCTGTGGGTACATGGTGTTTTCCTTTCGTGTATTGTGTTGTTTGTTTTGCAACAGTTTGTGACTTGTTTTCGCCACAAAGTAATAGTGCCACGAATTAAGATTGTTGCAAACTAAAATAATACATTTAATCCAAATAGTTTTCTGGCTATTTTGGCAACTTTTCAGGCTCGTATTTAGGCTGAATTTGCGGACTTTTGGGACGATTTTGGAGTTTTGTATGCTTTGCCTTAACCTGCCGACCGTTTTACGTATGGTGAAGGTTCGGTCAAAAACTGGTAACGGTGGAGCAGTTTGGAGGTATTGCGGGAAAGGGAGGGGAAATGTGCCTGAAAGCGGGTCATAACTCCGAATCCTTGCGGATTACACACATTTCCCCAAAAAAGTAACAGAGGAGATTACAGCATAGCAGCAAACAAATTAAAACGGAATATCGTCCTCCGCATATGGCTCAAATTTTTCGGCACTTTCCGCTTCCTGTTTTTTGGTATCAGGTTCTGCATACTTTGCGGAATCCTTTCCACCTAACATTTGCAAAGTATCCGCAATGATTTTTGTTCCATACTTTTCAATACCATCTTTGCCTGTATATTTTTCTGTGCGCATTCTGCCGGAAATATAAACCTGCGAACCTTTCTTTAAATACTGCGCAGCAATTTCGCCTAATTTGCCAAATACAGTTACGTTAATCCATTCCGTTCCTTCTTTGGTTTTTGTTTTCCATCCGCAAGCAAGGGAAAAATTTGCGACCGCATCACCTTGTCCTGCAAATCGCAATTCCACGTCTTTACCTAAACGTCCTATGAATTGGCATTGGTTTAAATCGTTCATTGTTGCGCTCCTAGTTTTTCCATAATTAATTCTATCTCTTTTAAAAATCCTAATACTTCATTTTCTATTTGTGAAATAAGCGGATCATCCCTATCGCACCTAATCACAAACAATTGGTTTTTTTCTGGGAGTCTTGGGTCAAAACTTACAAAGTCACACCATTGTCTGCCAGTAATCCACATTTGCATTTGCATTTGTTTCATATATTCAGAAGGAACTTCGTTATTCCAAATGTATTCAAGGTGTGTTGTTGTATTAGGACATTTAATTTCTATTAGTCCTTCATCACCAACTAATCCGTCAGGAGATGCACCAACAAACGGAATTCTTGGATGTATCCAAAAGCCAGTTTTCTCTACAAAAGTTCCACGTGAAACTTCATATGCCATTCTTGCTTGTGGCTCTGTTTCAACTCCCCATTCCATTGCTGCATTAGTGAATGATTCTTGCGGCTTATTAGTTAACCTTTCGGCTACTAATTTAATCTTATATTTTCTTCGAGTTGCTGATTCACCTGTTTTAATCTTTGACATTACATCGGAAATGCCACTTGCTGAAACGTGACCTAATCGTGCCAATTTCCACTCAGGCGAGCCTTGCTCTAGTTGTCTTGTATCAATCATATTTTTTCCCTTGCTCGAATAATTTCTGCGTTCCATTTTGCAGTTATAGCGCAATGGTGATAAATAGATTGATCTCGCTCTCGCTTTGATTTATCACGTGATTCTTTACTGCGCTTTTCTTGCTCATCACACACCTTTGCACATTCTTCACGCTCATTTGCTTCAATAACTGCTAACATTTGATTAATAGTGAACAGTGAAACCGCATATTGTTGTCCATCAATAGAAGTATCAGGATGCAGATTTAAATATTTGCGAATAATGTCATGCCTGATCATTGTTTACCTCTAGGTCTGTTTTGCGCTTATCTTTTGCAGCCTCTAGCACTTGCATTGCCGTTTTATCTTTGCTGCAAACTTTATATAGTTCCGTATAAACTTTTCTTAATTCATCTATAGAATGTGTTTCATCTATTTTTTCAACAATCTCCATAGGGTCTATTTTAGGCTGCGCCTTTGTTGCCTTTGCTGCTTCACCATCGTCATCCTCTTGATAAAGCCCGCAAAAACTTGCTAGGGTGTATCTGCGCAAATAAGTCATACAACTGCCAAATCCTTGCGCATCTTGTTTAGGCATAGCACATACTGCTGTATCCTCAATCCATTCACCAGTTATATGTAACAAGCGTGTACACAAATGTAATTTTCCATCATCACTAGGTGATGCAGTTTGTATGAATACAATGTTGTTCCGGTTTAAATGCTCTTTCACTGCGTCAATAACTGCAGGAAGTCCGGCATATGTGTTTTTGAAGTGTGGATTCTTGGAATCTTTTGCTGCGAATGTCATTTGTTGTTGGGCAACAAGTAAAGCCGGAGCAATATGTTTTATTGATTCTGATGTTTTCATGTCTTATCCTTTTAAACCCATTCAAATTGAATGTATGACAATTATGGAATGTATTATAAAAAATGACAAGCGAAACTTTAGTTCTTAACCTTCCTTATCCACCATCGGTAAACACCTATTGGGGATTTCATGGTGCAAGACGCTTCCTCACAAAAAAAGCAGTTGAGTTTAAACAATTTGCTGCTTCAGCATTTTGTTTGACAAGGCATAAAGGATTTGGTATGCAAAGATTGTCCGTTACGATCTATTTATTTCCTCCTGACAAACGTGTTCGTGACATAGACAATTGCGTAAAAAGTTTGTTAGATTCTTTATGTCAAGCAAATGTATTTGTTGATGACAGCCAAATTGATAGGTTACTTGTTGTTCGTAAAGAACAAAAAAAAGGTGGAGAATGTTTAGTATCCATCGCTCCTATTGCTTGTCATACATTTGAAATGACTGCATAATTGTTTCGGGCTAGGTTCGCCACCGAAAAGATGTTTTGTCAACATTCTGCCCAACTTCCTAATGACAACCAATGACAAAGGTATATATGCACTACTTCCAGTTTGAAATTAAAGAATGGATTGCAAATACAGCACATCTAAGCCTTGAAGAAGAAGCAGCATACTTCCGGCTAATTTTTTATTATTACGATTCTGAAAAGCCAATTGAATTAGAAAACCTTGATAAGGTATTTCGCAAGTGCCGCATTCCTAAAGATTTAGGATGTTTTATTTTGACGGAATTTTTTGAATGTGTTGGCGATAAGGTATGGGTACATCACAGGTGCGAATTAGAAATTGCACGTTACCATTCCAAGCAAGAGCAAGCATCCAAAGCAGGTAAAGCATCTGCTGAACGAAAACTTAACGGACGTTCAACAGACGTTCAACCAATCAATAATCATAAATCATTAACCATTAACCATAAATCAAAACTTAACATTCCTGTCGGAGTTGATGAATCTGTATGGAATGATTTTGTTACATTACGTAAAGCAAAGAAACTGCCAATCACGGAAACTGCAATCAATGGCATTGCTAAAGAAGGTAACAAAGCCGGATTAAGTTTAGAACAAACTATTCGCATTTGCTGTGAACGTGGATGGGGAGGATTTAAAGCGGAATGGATAGCACCACAAAACAAAGGAACGCAAGCAGGTAATCTTGCTGCTGCTCGTTCTATATTTGGTGATGAAAGGATGATTCAGGATGTACAAACACTTGAACTCATCAGCAAATAAATTGCCTGATGGATGGATACAAAGAATCTTTGCCACTATGCAAGGTCATTACGGAACAAGATTTTTAAATATGTGGAAAACTGGACAGGTGTTACCGGATGGTTCTGATGCAGGTGTTGTCAATGCAATGCAAGAATGGTCTAGGAAATTGGCAGGTTACGCAGATCAGCCGGAAACAATAAGGAAGGCACTTCAATATTTACCGCATGATCCTCCGTCACTCCCGCAATTCTGTGAGTTACTGCGCCAATCTTATAAGCCGATTCCTGTAAATGCTCTTGAACATTCCATGTCGCCTGAAGAAATTGCACGTAATAAAGACCGTTTGAAACAGGTGTTGTCTGAGTTAAAGTTGAAAACCATTCCAAGTGAGGATGATAGTTTATGACATACTTAACTGGTATTTTATTGTTATCAGGAATTTTAATTGGCATAGCATTAGTAGCATCAATTTGTATTGGTTTTTTTATAGCATTTTTTGGAGATGATTATGACATGGAATATGATAGAGATGGACGTAATAAGAATGGCAGAACAAAAGAACTGGGAAGATGGTAACGCACAATCTTATATCTTGAAATCCATATTAGCATTAGGAAGTATGCAAGGTGCAATAAATAACATGGATGAACACGCAATGAAGTTTGCATTTGGTGATGCACTGATAGGAATGATTGTTGCTGCAGCACAATTAGATTTAGATTTAACCAAATGCCTAGAATTATCTTATGACAAATACAAACGTAAACATGGAAACTAAATTTTGCACCACTTGCCAATCACATAGACCTATTGAAGGAGGAGTACAAAAGCAAGCAAGATACAGAGGATGGAGGTGCAAACAATGTGCCGAACATAAGACAGAAAGTATTTATAAAAGCAAAGGAAGAACACGTGATAGAACAAGACATATCCCCATTTAAAGCATTAGATTTTATTCGTGACAATTCAAAAAGATTAGGTCAGTTAAAAGGTTCTGTATATGCAAACACTGAATTAAGAAAAGTGAAAAAAGCCAGATTGATGTTATTGGCTAATGATTGTAAAACGCAATCAGAAAAGGAAGCATACGCTTACGCTAATAAAGAATATGAAGAACATATTCGTGATACAGAAGAACTAATAGCGGAGTATGAAACTTTGCGTGTATTGTATGTTGCAGCAGAAGCGAAAATAGAAGTGTGGAGGAGTCTAGAATCTAGTGCAAGGATGGAAGGCAAATCAACTTTATGAAACGAGTTGACTTAACCCAAACTGAATTACAAATATTAGATTATGTGGCATCACGTAGGTTCATAGAAACAAGCAAACATGGAACAGATCGTAAGCAAGATGATACACGATCAGGATGGGAAATTGTTTTAGATGGTGTGTATGGTGAATATGCAGTTGCAAAATCTTTGAACCTATTGTTTGATTTAAATTGTGACTACAGAAAATTTGGTGCAGATTTAGTTTCTAAAAAAGGAACACTGATAGATGTGAAATCAACAAGGTGGACAGATGGACCACTCAATGCAACAGGATGGTCAGAAGATAAACCTGCTGATATATTTATTCTTACTGAAATATATGATTCCTATGTATTAATAAAAGGGTATGTTGACAGGGAAACATTTTTAAGTAAAAGTAATAAAAGGAATGGGACAAATGGCGAATACTTTTCTTTGCCACAAAAATTTTTGAAAGTAATAAGTGCTGAAAGCAACTAAAAAACATTATGAAACGATTGCTGCTCTTGGTTGCATTCTATGCTTGCATCTTGGATATCGTGGTACTCCTTGTGAAATACATCATATCCGTAGATATGGCACAAAGCGTGATAATGCACCCGTAATAGGTTTATGTCCTGAACATCACAGGGGAAATACAGGTGTGCATGGTATGGGAAAAAAATCTTTTGCTCGTCATTACAAAGTAAGTGAGGAAAATTTGTTGGAATTAACCAATTCCATTTTGGAAAAGGAGAATCATTATGAATGACCAAAACTTAATAAGTCAAATGATTGCTGCAGGTAAGTTTGATTCTATTTATGATTTTATACAAACACTTAATAGAAAAAAATTGGAGCAAGCAATCCAATACTTGGGAGAGAAATATTGCTTGCATCCAGTAAATGTAGCCAAAAAATTTGATGAACCTATTGCCGATGAAATGTTTTTTTTCAAAGGAAAATCAATTAAACAAAAGGACGAGAACCTTTTTTGTCAATGATCAATGCTTGTAATCTTGGTTTGGCATCTTTTGTATTAGGAATGCTGATGTGTGTCCAAGAATCAAACTCACGAATCACTTGATCATACTGCAAACCAGATTTTACTATTGCTTTTACTACTTCATCTGGTGTCATTCCTTTTACTTTTATATCTGCTGCAGCACCTTTGCAATGTTGTGAAGTAGATTTCCCACCCACTTTTTTATTGGTAGCAACATTCCTAAAGCCAGAATTTATATGCACAGGCTTATCCAAAACTTTTCGCACTTCCTCTAGCATTAATGCAAGTCTGCGCAAATTCATTAACGCATCATTATCTGGTGTGTTGTCTATACCATTCCTTGATGCTGTTTCACTTGCAATCATTTCTTCCAAAGTAAAATTTTCACTTAGTTTCATTTCTTACTCGCTAATAAATCTGCTTTGTCTTTGCTACCTTGTGAAGAACCAAAATAAAAACTTATAACCTGTGTAGCAGCACTAGTGAGAAAACCTAAAGCGTATATCACAATATTTTCTTGACTGTCAGGGATGTTTACAAACATCAATATACCTACTAATAAAAACGCTACACATACAATTCCTAATGCAAGTATTGGCATTACTAATTTCTCTAGCCAATGTACGTCAGGATTTGTTGCTATTGCTAAGTGCATTGCTCGTGCATCACCACGATCTTTCACTTCTTGTTCAAACATGAATTCCTCATGCTTCATTGCTGCTTCTTTTAACGATGATAATTTTTCATCGGACAATTTTCCGTCAGCATCAGGAGTAAGTGTAATTCCTAATTTATCTTCAACGTGTTGAACACCTTTATCCAATACAGAGTCAACTACTTTCTGCATACCTGCACCTGCTAGTTGACTAAGAATGGGAACTAGTAATGGCAACATTAATATCCTCCTTGATTAATTATCCATATCATTGCAAGAATAAATCCATACAAAATTGCAGTTATAACTATTGCACCTGTAACCGTATAACAAAAATCAATAATCTTTTGTCGTTTTCGCTTTGCCTTCATCTTTTCCGCAGCAATCGCTAATTTTTTTTCTGTTTCTTCCCTTCGTTTTGCTTCTTTTTTTTCCTCTCGGTCATTGCGTAATTTGCTCAAACGTGACCAAAATTCATCCCAAAGTCCTGCCTCATCAAAATGATAGATAAAATAATGTTTTATTTGATCATAATATTGTTTTATCTCTCTATCTATAGCCATCATTTCCATCACATACTCGGCATCACTAATAGGATTATTAATTTTTAATCCTTGTTCCATAGCAATGTCTTGCGTATTCTTGGCTTCTTCTAATTTGGTTTTGTTTAATTCGTATGTTCCTGCCAAAGTAAAAAACTTTGTTATAGGCTTCATAGATGCGGATAATTCTTTGCCTGAATCTACACATTTGTTTATTTCATCAAATGTGCCACGCATTAATTCTGCCGTTTGTTTAATACCTTCTATTGCCAGTTTTGCGCCTTGTATCGCCAAACCTACTGCCGCTAATTCGATCATAAATCACCATTATGTTTTCCTTAGTTACTATGGTGTCTTGTCTGCTTTCTGTTCTAACCTATCAAATATTCTTTCTAAAATATTTTCAAGTTTATCAAAACGTGTATCTATATCTACTCGCTTTACATAGTATGTAGGCAAATCAACTTCTATTTTGTGTATGTCGTTTTTTAAATCTTGCACACTATCCCATATCTGTCTTGCAAACCATCCTGTTACCGCAAGGACAGAACCTGCTATTAAATTAAACAAAGTTTGCCATTCCATTTTATTTAACCTTTTGTTCTAATTCTACAATACGTTGATTCAATTCTTTGATTGCGGCAAATGCTAATGCACACATTTTTTCATAATCAACTGCCAATGTTCCATCTTGTTTAGTACGTACAGCAACATCAAACACTTCCTGTACATCTTGCGCTATTACACCAAAATCTTGTTTACGAACAAAATAACCATCTTCGCCACCATGCTCTGCAATGTATTCATCAGTCCAATCAAATAACTTACCGCCAATTTTGCATACAGTAGGCAATGCACTAGGTATGGCTCTAATGTTTTCTTTAAACTTTTTATCGGATGTGTAATATGCGGTGACATTGTTTGTTGCACGAATTTCACCTGCTGTTCCTGATGCTGCAGTACCTACACCAAAAGAACCAAATTGCACACTTGCAGTTTCGCTATAATCAGTAAAACCATATTCCCATGATGCTGTAGTAGTTCCTGATGTAAGTATGCAAGTTATCATTACAGTAGTTTGCGGCAATACAGTACAAACTTGGTTTGCTCCTGATGTAAAAACTGTTAAATTTCCTGTACTATTATTTGCAATATGGAATGACCATCCTTGTAATAATGTACTTGTAACAGGTAATACAATTGTTTGTGCTAATGTTCCTGTAAATAATTGATAGTAAGAACTTGTATTAGTTAATGTAGTAGTACCTGCTGCAGTTGCAGTAGTAGTAAATCCAATTAATGCTGCCATAGAAGCAGGTGCAGACGTTTGACCTGTGCCGCCATTTGCTAATGCTACTGTACCTGTGACGTTTGCTGCATTGCCTGCAATGTTTCCTGATACGGCACTACCCGCAATAGCAATAGATGTATTCGTTACAGACGTTACTTGTCCTTGTGCATTAGTTGTTATTACTGGAACACTAGATGCACTTCCGTATGTACCTGCAGTTCCTACATTAGTAATTGAAAATTGATACGTGGAAAGTGTTAAACCTGTTCCTGCTGTATATGCTTGTGTACCACCAAATTGTGTAAATACAATATTAGTAGTGCCTACAGTTATAGGTGCAGGTGTTTGTTGAACCCATGATGTATTTGCATTTGCTGTTCCTGACAATACAAGCATAAAATCACCTGCAGCAATTTCATTTACTCCACTACCTGAACTGTCAAAATCTGTTGCTCTAGTAAGTATATAAGGCAAACTTCCATTACCTACTTGCGTTACTGTATATACACCATTGTTTGCTTGTGTACTTTCATTCTTAACTAATATACGTTGATTAATTGTAGGAGTTGCTCCATCTACACTTAATGCGCCATTTGCATTTGCTGTTAATGTTGCTCCTACTCCGCTTGTGCCATTGTTATATGTATTGGCTGTTAATGCTGTAGTAGTTGCATAATTACAAGCAGTATGAAAATTTAATCCTGCTGCAAGACTATCTGCATAAGCCTTATTAACAATATCATTATTGCTAGTAGGTGCAGTTGTAATAGTTCCGCTTGTTAATGCCAAAGATGTAATGTCTGTGTTTGTTCCGCTTGCTGCAGAACCAGTAGCAGTTCTAAATAATGAAGCAGTTAATGCGGTTACAGTATTGTCTGCATTAAATCTAGGAAAAGTAATTGCTGAAGGATTAGTAATAGTAAATAAATTACTTCCTAATGTAGTTGCCCCTAATGATGTTCTACCTGTATTTGCAACTAAATTTGTACTATTTCCATCCCATTGTTGTCTTTCATCATATGCAGTTGTCCAATTAGTTTGTGTAGCATTAGATGGTAATGAATAACCAGAAGCATATGTAATGGCTAATGTACCTGTAGTAGTTACAGGACTTCCTGCTATAGACAATCCAGTAGGCACACTTAATGCTACTGATGTAACGCTACCAGAACCTTTATTATTAAATGTATTCCAATCAGTAGATGTTAAATATCCATTAGAAATAGTTGATGCTTGATCTATATAAAATTCAGGTGTAGTGCCACCACTAGTATGTAATGGAGATAATGCAGTAGCATTTGTAAGACCAGTATTTGCAATTGTAATTGTTCCTGAACCATTTGTAATGCTTACTCCGGTTCCTGATGTTAATGTTGCTTTAGATAATGTGTTTCCTGTTGAATTACCTATTAACAATTCACCATTTGCATAAGTGCTTTGACCTGTTCCTCCTCTATTAGGTGCAACTACTACACCATTCCATGTAGCAGAAGTAATAGAACCTGCATAATCAAATGTATTTGTTGACCAAGAAACATTAGATGGTGCTTGATCATGTCTATCCCATGAACCCGCAGCACTTGCATTTGATAATAAAACTACTGTTACATAACCGCCTGAAGGTACAGATACTATTAAAGTATTTGAATTGTTGTTTACTATTATTGCGCCACTACTTTGGTTATTATTAAATGAAAATATTGCACCATTTGGCAATGTAGTTGCATTAGGTAATTTAAAAGTTTGCCCACCAGAACCAGTAACAGTATAAACAGGAACTGATGCGTTTGTTAAAACAATTTGAGTTCCTGATGCTGTTACGTTACTGTATCCTGCAAAAAAAGAATTTGCATTTACATTATTATTGTCATCAACAATAACACCAGAATTTTGTATTAATTCGCCAGTAGTTCCATCAAAACGAACAAGAGCATTATCAGTAGAACTAGCAGGACCTACTACATTACCTGAACCACTTCCACCTGCACCTATTTGCACAATAGATGCAGTTCCATTATCTTTTTTAATGTACATCTTGCCATCATAAGTATTGATAGCAACTTCACCTAAATCTAAATCAGATGTGGTCGGCACTTTACTAGGAGTTGCCGACCGTTTCATCTTTACTGTATTTGCCATTTGGCTTTCCTTTACACGCTATATAGCAGGATAAAATTTATTTAGAACGTACCACCATCAATAGTAATGCCATTAAATGTAGTAAGGTCTTGTATAGAACCGCCTGTAATATTTACATTACTTGCATCTTGCGTTGACATAGTGCCAAGACCAGATACTTGCGTATTGTCAATAGCAATTGCTTGCGATGATGCTGAAGTTAATTGACCTTGTGCATTAACTGTAATAGTTAATGTTTCACTTGCTGCGCCATAGGTATCAGGAGTAACTGCAGTATTAGTAATGCTAAATTCATTACCTGTTAATGTAAGACCTGTACCTGCTACATAAGAACCTGCTGCAGAAAATTGTACCCAAGTAACTGCAGTAACACCTAATGTGCCACCTGCATTTACTGTACAAACCCATCCTGAATCAGCAAGAGTTGCGCCTGATTCAACAAACGTAAATGCAGAAACTAATTCAGCCCATGTATCCGCATCACTTGATCTTGACCATGATGTTGAGGATGCTACATATATGCCATTCTCTGCAGGTGCAGTTTGATTCTTAACAAGAATACGTGAGCCTGATGATAATGTAGAAGTCCAGTCACCACCTGCTTGTGTAGTTAAACCTGACAAAGTAATGTTGCCAGTAGTAGTAGCAACAACTGAAGCCTTAACATTTAAACCTTGCGCTACACTATCAACATACTGTTTGTTTGCTGCATCAGTAGCACTAACTGGGTCTGCTAAATTGGTAATAAGATTATCACCCATTGAATAGTCACCAGTAGCAGCAGACAAATCATTTAATACAGCATCACTAGCAGCAGTAACTAAACCTTTACCATTTACAGTAACTTTTGTATATGTGCCTACATCAGTATTGACAGTTGCTAATGTGCCTGTTCCTGTTACTGCAGCAGTACCATCAAACGCATCACTAGTGTATGTCATGTCACCAGTAATGCTAATAGTGCGTCCTGTTTGTAATGCTATTGCTTCATCAGCAGTTGTAGCAGTATCAGCAGTAGTAGCAGTAGCAGCATTACCGTCAATGTCTGCAGAAACTGTATTAGAAAAAGTTTTATTTCCACCAATAGTTTGATTAGAAGATAAATCTACAAATGCGCCACTACCTGCAATTGAAATAATAGATGTAGCACTACCGCCTGAACCACCTGTACCTGTACCGTAATACAGAATATTTGTTTGTTCGTTAAATGCAAGTTCCGCATTTGCTAAAGAAGAAGGCGCACCTGCTCCACCACCATTTGCTCTGCGTTTAATTCTGATTGTATTACTCATGACTACTCCTTATTAAAAGTTACCGCCATCAGCGATTTCTGTTTGCGGTGTGTTTACCCATTCATTAGTTCCAAACATTAATACATCTTGTGGTTGTGCCGAAGTAATATGAATTGGATATCCTCCAATTTCATTTGGTCCGGGATCACCTTTTACACCACGATTAATTTGAATAGTTTGTGTAGGTGTAGGTGTGACATTTACATTTAACTTATGTCCACCTTGCACATTTACTTGCAAATTATTCGAATCTTGTACTGTAATATTTGTTGATGAAGGGATAGTTTTAACGACAATATTTGCCATGCTTATCCCCCTATTCTCTTACAATGCCGTCTGATCTTACTAAGAAAAGTAAAAAAATAATATTATCTTCAGCAGGTTGACCGCTTACTGGTTCTAATGGAAAACTAATTTTTATTCTTCCACTAAAACCTGCGCCATTTACAGAATTAATATCCAATTCTGTATCGCTATCAACTAAGCCCCATGAATCATCATTTATTACTAATGTAAATTTTCCTAGTAAATCATCCCTGTTTGTAATCGTTAAGGGAATAGGAGAAGGAGTAGGAGTGAAATTTCCTATATCAAAAGATAAGCCATTGCGACTATCTTTTACATTCGTCAATAATCTGCGAATGATTTGCGCATCAATGTCTGCATCCGTTAAATCTACAGGCAAATCTGCTTCATCTTTAATTTCTAAATTCCAATAGGTTTGTTGTTCGTAAACAAGTTCACCTGCAATAATTGGATTATCAAATCCGCTGACTTGAGTCAACGTATTCTTGTTAAATACTGCCATGATTACTCCTTACTAGGTTAATAGCCCTATTCCCTTACAGAGCCATGAATCATGTAATGTATTATATTATTTACATATCATTTACTGATGTTTGATGAAATTTATTTAAAGCAAATATATTACAAAATACTGTTTCATCTTCAATGGCTTCTAATTCATGCCATTCATTTGCAGGAAATAAAATAGGCTTTGAATTTTTATCCATTATAAATGATGTTGTTGGTGTAGTGACAAGCAATTTACCAGAATGAACTTGTGTTACATGATCATATTCATGTTCATGTTTAGGATGTCCTTCACCTGCTTTTGGAATATGAAAAGTATTTATAGTGCATCCTTCTACATTAAAAGCATATGTAGGCATTGCTTGTTTAGTTTGATCTAACATAATGATTCCTTATTTTGGTAACTGATCTACACCATATATAACAGGTTGATTGTCTTGTATTGGCAATGGGGGAATATATTTTAATTGTGCTAAATAATCAGGCACAACAACATTCTGTAAATCTATTATTCTTTGCATTTGACCAGTAGGTTGCATATGCAAAATTAAAGAATAAATTTCTTCTAATGTTGGATATTTGTTATCAACAATTTGCAAATCAATGTTGTAAGTTAAGCCATTAGGAATTTCATCGCAATAATAATTGACTTCTATTGAGCCAATTTCAGGATAAAAACATAATATTTTGTATTGTATGTTCATTTTGCTTCTTTCTTAATTTAATGCGCCATATCTATTTCCAACTGCAGTCCAAGTAATAAATGAATTACCTGCCGTACACGCACCTGCAGCACCTCCTGCACCTGCTCCTCCTTGACCAAAGTTTGTTGCAGCACTAGCACCACCATTTGAACCAGAAGAACCATATGCTCCACCTGTTCCACCTGCTCCACCATAACCTATTGCAGCACCTCCTGCGCCACCTGCTGAAGTAGTTCCTGCAGTCCCCGGACGACCTTGATAAACACCTCCTGCAGCAGAACCTGATGCACTTCCTCCATTACCTAATGCTCCTGTTCCTGTACCTCCACCGCCACCGCCACCACCGGATATACTTAATCCTGATTTTGCTCCGTTACTAACACTACCTCCACCACCGCCACCGCCTCCACCACCTGCTACAATATTATTATTAGTAATACTAATTGCAGTTGATACACTTAATGCTAAACCTCCTGCATTACCTGTAAAACCTGCTTGTAAATAAGGACCAGAAGTAGAAACATTTCCTCCGTTACCACCTTGTCCACCTTTACCTAAAATTAATCCACTATTTATTAAACTCACTCCCGCAGGGAATGAGCCTGCTACAGTTAGAGCAGGTGTTCCTACTGCAGTAGAAAAAACAATTACACCACTTCCTATTGTTACTACTAATGCAGATGCTCCATCCCATCCATTTGCTAAAGCATAAGTTCTCAAATTTAAATTAGTTTGATTAGTAGAAATATTAAGTGATACGTTATTTGATTTGCCCCATAAATTACTCATTGCAATTTGTCCAGTAGAAATACCTGCTAATGTTCTAACTGAACTTTGATTTAAACTAATTAAAGTTGTACTAGCCAATCCCAATTCGGTATTGACTTGTGACATAGATATTTGACCTGTACTTGGTAATGCCATTTTTTATTTCTCCTATGGTGTGCCATAAGCAGTAGTATCTGCTAAAGAAACAAAATTACCATTTTGATCTAATGATGCTATAGCAGTTGCACCATAATAAAAAACAAGTTTATTAGATACTTGTTCAATAGTAAAATTAGAAGTAACTAAAGTAGATGCAGACGGAGCAGAATTTACTAATCCTGTAGCAGCATCTAATTGCCCACTAGAATTTACATTGTTTGCTAATAATCCTAAATTAAATGCTTTTGTCATGCTGCACCTACCCTTGCAAATGTTTGTTGTAACATAATAGAAGTATCTAAAAGTGGAGCAGTAGTTAAACTAAATCCAGTTGTAGATGTTGTGTAATCACTTGTGCTATTAAATAAAACACCATTCATAAATAAATTAAACGCATTAGGGTCTAAATTAAATGTATATGTTGATTGATTTATTACTGTATTTATAGATACATTAACTGCGCTTGTATTTGGCAACCCTAAATTATTTGCTGCCCATTGTAATACACATAATTCTCCATTCATTAGATTAGGAAAATTAAGCAAAGTTTGATCTGATATATCATAATCTTGATCTGTTAATGCACTACCATTTAAAAACAAAAATTCAAATCCACTATTTAAAGTAAATCCAGAAGCAGTATATGTACTTGCATTTGTTAGCGTTACATAATTTCTAGTAAATGAAGCATAAGAACCACCTGTGCCATTTAATGTACGCATTGAAATACAAACTATATTGTCATTTAAAGTTGCTGCAGTTGTTAATGTAAATGTAGTTGCTGTTTCCGTATAATCACTTGTTGGCTTTAATAACAAACCATTTTTAAATATTAAATCTGTTCCTGTAATGTATGTAGGTTGTCTAGCAGTAGGTGTAAATACTGTTTGTCCTGCAGTTGCAGTAAATTGATTTTTTGTAAAATAAAAATTATCAGGCTCTACAAATCCAATTACTCTGCCATATCTATCAATTGTAATAGTTGCAGGATTAATTGTGTAAGTAACTACACCTTCACCAAAATTTAAAAACGGATTCAATGATGCAACAAATTGCCCATCATTTGTATTGCTTACAATAATTTCGCCTGTTCCTGTACTTGTAGTTCCACTTATCAAAAGTTGACCAGTACGAACATCTAAATCAATTATGTTTTTTTCAGGAGGTAATGCAGCCCATATACTAGGGTCATATAACAATGCTTGAGAAGGAACAAATGCACCACTACCTGCAGCATTAGCAGCAAATCCTACAGCAAAACTAAATTTTCTTGATTGTCTATTTGTGTATAACAAAAATTTGTTAGTGCCAAAATCAGGATCGGCTAAATACCATGTGTAATCATCGTATAACAAACTTATGTTTTGATCTGCTTGATTACGAACACCATAATACAATCTATTTGTAGGAGTCAAACTAAAGTTTGTTCCATTAGCATCATCCGCATATGCTATAGCAACATATTGATTTGTATAATTGTATGTTCTTGGATTCCAATTTAATAAAATAGAATGTGAACTAAATGGCGATGAACCAATTGAATTTACCATTCTTGTAAAGAAATACCATTGTCCTGATGGAATTCCTGTAATTTGTATTAATGGTAAATCCGTATCAGGCAACCATGGAGTTCCATTAGATTGAATTTCACTAGTTCCTAAAAATATTAATTGCGTATCTGTAGGATTAGCATATGCTGAATACCATAATTCTGCATATTGAATAATACCTGCAGTAGATGTTTTTAATTGAACATTAAAATATGGTTGTACTGCTTCAGGAAAACTTGATTGCACCACAGGAACATATAATGTTCCAAATGTCATAGGGCTTCCTAAACTAGAATTATCTGCAGGAATAAATTCAGTAATAGGAGCATCATCATAAACTGAAGAATTAAATTCAGTTAAAATTAAACTTACAGTTATTTGACCATCTTCTTTAAATGATTGTGAAACTTTATTTATTCTAAATGGTTTTTCAACCCATCCATAATTTGCATTTGTAAGTTCTACTATGTCACCTGCTTCTAATTGCAATCCTGTATATCCAATTTGACATTGGATTTGCAAATCTTCTCTAGCAGATTTCAACATTCTTATTGCAATTAATTGCGCTGTTACATTGTTATTAGTTAAAGGCAATGCAACTGATTGTTTATTTATAGGCTCATTAGGGAATAATAATTCGGGGGCAATTTCTGCTAAATCAAATAACACGCTATTAAAAGCATCTTGATTTGCGCTATCAGGAAATTTAACTTCTATTACATTATATGAATTTGACAAATCTATAGGCGAAATAGTAATGCCAGAAATAATATTGCTATCTGTTAATTGCATTGCCACGTCATATGTAGCCTTTTGTATTATTACTCCCCATTGAGCAGTAATTTCATTGTAACGAATTAAAGAATCACAACAAGATGCCATGTCCTGTAAATTTGCCATTATTGATCTAGCAGTATCTACAGTTCCATTAAATTTAAATCTTTGTTTTTGTGCTGTTCCACCTGTTGAAGGTGTGTATGTAATTAATTGATTACTGTAAGTTGTCAAAGCATTTAAACTATTTATATCAATTTGTGAATCAGATAAACCTGCACCATATCTTGTGTTTGTTAAATAATCATAAATGCAATCACCAGTATTTGTTCTTGAGTTTATAACTTGAAATTTTGTTTGTGCTATGCCTCTAACATTTGCACTAATACTGTATGTCAATACAATAAGCGCAAATGCACAATTAGACATTTTTACTGGATTACCCCAAGAATAATCCCCATTAAGATTTAATGTAACTTGATTAGCAGTTATATTGCAATTAGTAGGGTAATTAACACCATTACGATATAAATAAATTTTAATTTTTCCTGCAACTGTTGTATCAGATAATCCTGTGGATTCATCATACAATGATGCAACTGTATAACCTGTACTATCAAATATTACTTTTTTACCACCGTAATAAATATCACCAAAACTAATAATATCTGGTGTTTGTCCAGAATTAGTATTTGTAACTTCAGATAAAGATAAACAATATAATAAATTTTGATTATCGTTTGAAATAATTAAATCCGTTATGATGCCGCCTACATATGCAGAACCATAAATTACAGGAAGTTTGTTATCTGTAGCAGGAGGAACTTGTTGACGATTTCCGGGATTTGGTGCTTCACCTGCCAAACCAAATGATGGTTGATTTGGTGAAAAAAATGCTTTAGAAATTACTGCAGATACAACCATATTGATTGCAAACGCAATAGCCAATGTTCCTATACCTGCAGTTGCTAATGTTGCGCCTGTAATATACATAGCAATGGTCATGCCAATTGCACTTGCGTCTAGTGCAAAACATAATCCAAACAACAATATCCATAATCTAATAATCATTATTGAATCCAGTTTTCATCTAATTTTGTAAATCCAAATTTTTCATATTTCACATTAGGACTAGTTACCATTTTTGCTATGGCAAATATTTCTATTCTTCCTTCTTGTTTTAATTTATTACCATATTCAATATAAGATTTTAAAAGTCTATAACCAACTGTTGTGTTTCTATATTCAGGCAATACATACCATGCAAGTTCTTGCATTTGAAATGTTTTATCACACCATATAGTAGGTGTAATAATAGCCATTAATAATCCTTTACCTTCTTCTATAAATATAACTCCCATTCCTGCAAGAATGTTATCCAATAATTTGTGCCAATAAATTTCATTATCTAAATTTTGAAATTGTTTAATGTTACTTTCTGCTCTAAACAATTTCATTATTTTTATAATTTCTGTCTTATCGTATTTGTTTGCTTGTCTTATCGTCATGAATTTGATGGTGCATCTTTTCCAAAATAATAATTAATATTAGATATAAATGCTACTCTGCTCATACTTGTATCGCCAGAATTAAAAAATTCCCATGAACTATTATTTGTATATCTACCTGCTGTTCTATTTTGCAAAATTAATTGTATAGATGATGCTCCTACAGTTATAACTCCAACATATGCTCTTGCTATTTCCATCCATTGTTCTGCAATAGAATATGTAGTTATATATCCATTAAAATATTGATACAAACCTCCAACTCCACCATCTGTAAGTAAATTGCCATCAGTATCAAAAAAACCTTTCCACAATTCTATTTGTGAACCTTTTATTTGTTGAGATAAAACTACACTTAAAAATGCAGTATCTAATCCTACTAAAGTAACAGAAGTTTCATTAGCAGTAGATTTTATATCTCTTTGTATATCTCCTATACTTATTACTTGTCCTAATCCTTCAAATGGATTTGTGCTAATTGCAGGAACAGTTATTGCAGAAGGTGCAGTAGAAAATAAAAATGTTTCTGTAGGTGTTGTGAGCCGAACAAATTCGGCATACCTAATATTATTAGTTTCATCAATTGGAGGAATTATATTCATAGCACACTTTCAAATGCTTTAAACCCACCGTTCCATTGTATAAATGAATCGTTTGCCATAGGCATTAATGTGTATGTAGGATAATCACGTAGTATTACTGGAAATGTAACACCAATATAATTATCTCCACCTAACAAAATTGTTTCTCCATATTCACCTATTACTGCATTTACAGGCACAGTTAATGTATCAATTAAATTTCTGTGTACTGGAATGTTTACAGTTGTTCCTGAACCTCGCATTACATTTGCAGTTGCTATGTAAGCATATCTACCTACTTGGCAAAAATCACCAATCTTTACAATGTATTCTGTAGGCGACATTAGTTCTGGCAATTCACCTAACACTAATACTTTTGCTGCCGATGTTGTTTGCCATTCACATAAAGCAATTTCATTTGATGTCATGTCGCCTTGATACGCTATATAGTTTACCCATCCTGTAGATTTAAAATTTAAATATTGTTCCAATGACATATCAGGAATACGCAATGAATTTAGTAGTTCTCTATTTTGACTATATAGCAAATAGTTCATAGGCTTCATTTCAAACGCAAATGGAACTACAGTTAATATTTCACTTGTAGATATACGTTGATTTCGGCTTACAACTTGACCAACAAATCTATGGTCATTAATTGCTAAACTTTCACTCACAGATAATATTGTTGTTAAACTCATTCTTACCTCGATGTTGGAACAGACCTACCTGCAGATTGATTAGCAGACCATACTGCCATTTTATTTTTTGCCAAAAATTGTGAAGCAGATTGTGTATCTATTGCTTGCATATTTTGTATATAAGGACCATTGTAAACTACACTTGGTTGATTACTTCCCCAACTTGATGCTTGCATATTTGGTATTACTGTTCCTCTTTGTGAAGGAACAAAAATTTCAGGACCATTTTCACCTACAATTGTTGGGCTATCAATATCACCACCTGCTGCCGCATAAGTGTTTGGTATGCCACCAACACCTGCATCGTAATTAACACCTGATATAGATGGTGCGCTAAATGATGACCATAACATTCTAAAGATCATCATTGCTTGCGCTTTCATTTCCATGTATATCAAATCTTTGATAATACTACCAACTAATTCTTTAAAATTAAATTTGCCATTATCTACAAAATTACGCAATGCTCTATCCATATTTGACATCACAGAATTAAATGCTGCAGCACCACGCTCCGATGCTTTATTAGCAGTTTCCTGATATTCCTTCATTGCTTTGTTCCAACCTGCAGACCAACTATTTTGTCTTTCTATTTCTTTTTCAAAATTCTCCTGACGTTTTTGGTCAAGAGTTTGCATATTGTTCATTTCTAAATCTTTTAATTGATTTAATTTATTTACTTTATCTTCATAGATTTCTCTATCCCTTGTGGACTTTGCTGTTCTGTCGTATTCACGATTTAAAACGGTTAATTCTTCCGCATACTTTGCATCTAATTCGGCTATCCTTTGTTTTGCTTCTATTTTTAATTTCAACAAATTAAAATCATTTGTGCTCAATTCAAAGGCTCTGCCTTCCAAATTCAACAATTCGGATTGCGCAGAATACTGTCTTTGCATTGCATCTAACTTCAAATTTGTTTGTGCTGCTAAATCTTGTTGTTCATACTTCCTACGCAAATCAATTTCTTGCTGTAGATTAGTCATTGTCATTTCGTTCAAACGCATTTGACCATTTATAGCCAATGCGTAGTATTCATTGATTTGACCAATTTTTAATTCATGCAAATTCTTATCACGTTCTGCAGGTTTAGTTGCTACATATGCTGCTTCTGCTTCTTGTATTTCTCTAAGGCGATCTCTTTCCATCTTTGTAACTTCATTTTGCAATTGCAAAGATTTTTGCGCTATAGAAAAATCATCAGCATTAAATTGCGATTTTCTTGCGGATAAACTTAAATCATCTTTTTGAAATTCTAAAGAATCTTTTAACAGGCTTAATCGTTTTGCATATTCTTCATTTTGTTTTATAACTGCTTGCCTTTGTTTCTCAGCAATGTTTTCCGCTTCCTTTGCAGCAGTTTTACTTTTCTTAGAGTAATCACCACTTTGTGCTGCTTTCGCTTCTAGCGTTCCTGCACGTTTTCTATCCGGTGCATAATTACTTCCTATTCTTGCTCCTGAACCTTCTTCACTTGGCATTCCTCCCATTGCTGCGCCAAAATCAATTTCGGTGTTTCCACCTCGTGACATTTCTTTCCATGTGTCAAACAATGATGCAACATAGTTGACCACACTAGCCAATGGATTAAGAATTACTTGTAATGCCAATCCTAAATTCTTTACTGCTTTTTCAATGTTATCCCACGCTTGAGCATTTTCCTCAATAGAATTTGCAAGCATAGGATCAGAAAAACTTTTGTAATCTTGTATGAAAGTTTTCCAATCAACTCCTTTTGCTGCTTTCTTTAATATGTCTTGTGCTAATGCTGCTTGTTTAGATTTATCTTCTATGCCACCTAAACCAATTGCTACACGTTTGAATAATTCTTCAAGATTTAAACTTTCAACATCTTTGCCAGATATTTTTAATTCTGCAAACTTTGCACGTAATTCTTCACTACCACCTATAGCATCCTGTTGCGCAGATGCTAATGCACTAAACATAGTGGTAACATTTTCTGCTTCACCACCTGCACCTTGTAACGCACCTTTGATTGACAATAAAGATTCAGCAGTTAAATCATACGCTTTTGCTACATCCATTATTTCATCTGCTTTAGCAAATGTTGCTGCCGCTACTGCAGCGATTCCTGTCATAGCCATTGCAGTTGCGCTTAATCCACGCATCAATGCTGCAGTATCTTTTTCTGCTTGTCTTAAATTTTTGCGTGTATTAAATTCAAAGTCTCGAGATTTTTTTGTAGCCTCATCCATGCCGGATAAAAATTCAGCATTGTTTATACCTAGCACTACACCTAGTCTAGCAACGAAGGACATATTTATTTCCCAGTTAAAACAGTGGATTTGTATTTAGCCAACAATCTAGCAATTTCTTCTCCAAGTTTTGCGGATATTGCGACTTGATTTTTTTCTAGTGCAGGACGCAAGTATGGTCTAGGAGGTAATCGTACTGTTCCGAATTCCCTTTGTAATGCTTCATGACCACGTTTAGACATTCCTGTTGGTTTTTCTATTGCTGTATTTTTATTCTTTGTTCCAAACTCTGTTGCAATAGCACGAGCATCTGAAACATCACCAAGATTTACTCCGTTTACATATTTCTTTTTTAATTTTGCAGATACAGTAGCAACAACTATGTCACCTGCTTTAACGTAATGCGATCTCCAATCACGTTTGTTTGTTGCTCTTGCGCCTACAGTCAATGTTCTTTGAAGTTGACCAGTATCTAAACCGTGATTAGGTTTTAAATTTGCTTTCGCTGCAGCCAATGCAATTTTCATTGCGTTTCTTGCTGCAGGAACTAATACATTTTCCCTTGTGTTTGCCACACCAAAATCTTTATTGATTTGCTCAACCAAATAATTCCACTCGGAAAATCCATAAAATTTAGTTTTTTTATTTATCATAGTTTCCCTTGCGCATTTGGCATTGACATCATATATGCTACTAATCTGTCATTTGCATTTTTTCGTTTTTGTTCATCAGTTAATGGTGGATAAATGTAATCATGAACACTAGTTAATATACCTTCTAAAGTATAAGCAGTTTGTCCTTGTGACCTTAAATAATTAAATACACCTGCAGTTAAACTTCCTAATGTAGTTAATACTTGTTTATTGCCTATAAGTCCATCTGCTAATGCTACTGTAACTAGTTTTAAATCATCCTCGCCCATTGCATCAGGATTGCCACCATGAGCAAGGATGTATGCCCTTGCTTGCAGACGCAATGAGCCGATTAGTTTTTTCTTGTTTCCTCGTAATTAGGAGAAACAACTTCAATAATCTTTTTCATTAAATCCATTTGAATACTAAATGGAAATTCCGCATCTATTTCTTTGTAAGTAATTTGGCTCATGTCAAAATCTTTTTGAGCAGGAACTAAAAGCCTTACCATTTCTACAATTCTTTGTTCTGTCTGTACGCTAATCTTTGCCAATTCACGCAATGATTTGTCGTTGATAAATACGTCATCATTTTCAAAACGTATTTTTTCGCCTTCTAAAGTTTCTTCCCTACCTTCAAATGGCTTATAAATTTCTTTGTATTTTTCTTCATACTCTACTTCAGCAACTCTTTTATTGATTGCTTCCATTTCTGCAGCCAATGGAACACGAACTTTAAATGGTTGACCATTCAATAAAAATGAACGGATACGCAAATCATCGTGATTAACTTTTAGTACGTTTGATAGTTTCATGTCTTATGCCTTTATCATCTTGTTGTAAATCTTATTGTTTAATTCCATTACATAAGTAACAATTTCTTCAGGCGACATTTTATCGCCATGTGCAACTGCCATTCTGTAAACAACATCTATTCCTGCTATACGTTGTTGTTGGAATCCAAACCAATTCTTATCACCGCTATTTGCTCTAGTGATTAAATATGTAAGTAATGCTTCAGAATTATTTTGTATTGTCATGTTTTAAAAAAGCCCCCGAAGGGGCTTCCATATTAATCGTTAGACCAACCGTAAGCATTACCACCAGTAGGATGAATTGTGAATTCAAACTTACCTTCAGCAGACGGAGCCATATCCCACTTCAAACCACCAATACGACCATTAAAAGCATATGCAACTGTATTAGAACCATCATATACAGCAATAACATAAGTACGGATGATAGTGCCATTGTAACCATCATTACGCATTAATAACTGTGCTGCATCAGCAGGATTCCAAGGACAAGTTATTGTCAATGACGTTACTTGATTTTGTGTAGTGATTTTAGAACCAGTACGTTCACCTGCTACAGAGTAAGCAGCAAACGCATCATCACTACCAAATGCAGGTACAGCCTCAACTGGAATTTGTATGCCATCACCACCTGCACCACCTGCAGTAGTGCCAATGATTGTTTCCACATCAGCCCATGTACCTAGTTCTGTATTAGTTAATGGTGTAGGAGTAGCACCTGTTTGACACCAGATTGTTGCTACATATCCGGGGAGAATTTTATTGATAAGAGCCATTTTAAATTTCCTTTAAAAAAAATTGATAATTCTTATCTTATGCAGGTACGTCCATCGTGCAATCTAAAAAGATTTGATTCATACCTAAATCATTATCGTATCCGTTATACAACCAATTAACATCTATTTTTGCTACAAAGAATCCAGTAGTAGCAGGATCACCAAAAATGCCAGAATAACCATGCAAAGCATTAAGTAGAGTATTTGATAAATCAAAAGCATCCGAGTAATCCTTTGTAAAGATTGACGTTTGAAATATTGGTCTATCTATACCTTTGTTACTTTGTGTTTGTCCTGTATATACATCTTGATGAATATTTCTTAACTGCCATGTTACAAACTTTTCTTGCGTAGCCCAATTTCTATTGAAACTTGCATACACAGGCACAGGAGAAAATACCTGTGACAATTTGTATTGAATACATTGCGCATATACGCTTGGATTTAGTTGTGTCGTCATACTGGAGTAGCCGGATCATTTCTATAACAAAGGAATGTAACTTTCATCCTATCATTTGATTCTCTTACATCAGTAATTCGCCAATCAAATCCTCGCCATGTAATACTATACAAATTTTGGTTGTCCACAATTTGTTTTGTATTAGGTGTGTAATTAACTGTAATACTTACCAAATCTTGATACACACGATATCGTTCTGAAATTCGCAAACTGTTTGCAACATCATGCACTAATCCTCTTGTTTGAAACCATTCAGTGATTGTAGTTGTATATGCACCATACAAATCTGTGCCATTTTCAACATTGTTGATAGTTAAATTTTCATATCTAACTATTGTCATTACATCACCAATGGTTTGTAAGGACGCAATAACGCATCTACACCAAAAGGAATTTGCGCTTTCATACCTACTGTATCACTAACCGTTGAACGATTATTATATAAATGCGTTAACAACATCAATCCTGCTTGTTGTATAACAGGATATTGCGACAATGGATTTGCATTTTGTGTATATGTAACAATAACTGGATTAGCAACAAACTGATTTAATGTATTAGGAATAGTATTTAAAATTACTCTATTTCCTGTTGGGTCATAAGAATAATTTTCTGGGTCGATCAATTCAGGAATAGTGTTAGATGTTGTGTAACATTCAACTCTATTTATTGTTACTCCTGCCTGTGTTTGAAATTGCACAGATACATTAGGCAAATCTAAATACACTTGCGTGTTATACAAACCAAAATTCATATAGTAGATTTTCCATTGCGTAGCAAAAATTGCCATGCCTAAATAATCTTCTATTGCCATACGTGTTGCTAACTCTAATCCAACTATATAATCATCCTGACTTTCATCATTAAATAAATTTAGTTGTTGCGTTATTTGATCAGTAGTTAACCATTGAGTAGAAGTATCACGACCGATCTGTTCCATCTTTGCATAGTTAAATGGATTTCTGTCATTTCCATAAAACGGAGCAAGAGTTAAATTTTCCACAGCCATGATATTTCCTTATTAAGCAGCACTAGCACGAACACCTGCAAACGGATCACGTACAGTTGATGCAAGACGTTTTTCCGCATACATTGTTATGAATCCGGGAGCCGTTTGTTCATACATTTGTACGGACATTTCTTCCACGTCTGCTATAGTCAAAAATCTATCCCAGTTTGCTAAATAGATTGGGAATGTTTCAGACATATAAGGATTAGGAATTACTTTCCAACCAAATATAGAACCTAATGCACCACCTTCTTCCGGTTCACCCATTTCTAAAAACAATGGCAATCCTTGTGAATCTTTTAGTTGACGCAATGTTTGTATCATTGTAGGTGTCATCATCCATGCAGTTGTAGGTAATCCCCAATACACAGAAGGTAAAGCGTTCGCAATGTTTGTAACTTTGTTGTATGTAGGTGTTGTTCCTGCTAAAGATACAGTTGCAATGCTGTGAATACCGTTTGTTATTGCTGTACCACTAGTGCCATATGCAGAAGTAGAAGCAGTAACGTAAGAATCTAAACCACGTAAACCATTAGTTCCACCTGTGGTTGTGGTTGTTGTTCCTGCTTGGTCATTGTTGATTGCCATAGATGCGCCTTCTATTTGGCTAAACTCCGCAATCAAATCTTCAACTAATTCGTTTTGTAAACCATTAATATCATCTAAAGCAGCAATACGTACTGGTAATTGCGCAGTGATAACTCGTGTAGGCATTTGCCAAAAAGATGTAGCAGTATTTGGTGTGCCGCTATCAGGAGTAAATGTATATCCCCATGGATTTGTAGCACTTGCTGCATTACCAGTTTTTGCTACAAACTGTACTGCAGAATTATTTGGTGTTTTTAAAATTCTTGAACCCATGCGAAACGGATTCATAGATCGTTGTCTTGCAAACACATCATCAAAGTAAGTGCGACCGCCAATATCAAGACCAGAACCAGTTAAGGTACTTGCCTCGGACAGATCAATCGTTACTTTACGATTTTCTGCAAGTGCTTTTTTGATGCCATCTAAAATTTTTTGAGTCGCACTCATTTGTTTATCCTTTAAAAAATAAAGAGAGGGGAATAAATCCCCTCATCCTTATTACGCACCAGTTGCAGTTGAACGATAACGGATGATGCTGAATGGATCAACCACTGAGCATGACAAACGTTTTTCGCCATAGAATGTAATGAATCCAGGAGCCGTTTGATCGTATCTACGTAGAATCATATTCAAACGATCTACAATAGTATGACCACGTGACCAATCACCAAAGTACATAGGATATTGGCTATTAGTACCTGCGCTGCCACCTGATGCAATAGGACTTTCAATATAATTGTTTACAACTACATCAAAGCCTAGCAACTTACCTACAATGCCTTCATATACTAATGGAGACATACGTTCAAATATAGGTGTGCCATTGTCATCAACTAGACCACGAATACCTGCCAACATGATTGGACTCATTACAAATTTTGCAGATGGTGTCCAGTATTGTTGTGGCAAAGAATGGATGAAAGTAATAATGTCTTGGAAGGTAACATTGTTTGCTGAACCAAAACCATTAGTAGTCAACTGGTCATAAGTAGCAATGTTATGCAAACCATTTGTTACTGCAGTACCAGAAGTACCAAATGATGCGGTACTAATAGTGCCACCTGTATAAGATGAATTGGCTCCCGGATACGAATTTAAACCACGTAAACCATTCGTGCCACCAGTAGCAGTAGTAGTTGAACCTGATTGATCATTGTTGATAATCATGGACAAACCTTCGGACTGCGAAAATTCTGCCAACATATCATCAACAACATTGGATTCCAAACCATCAATATCATCCAATGCTGCAGTACGGATAGGGAACTGTACGTTTAAGTCAGCCATGTTTAACTGCCAGATAGTAGTAGCCTGTGTTGTATCTGAACCATTGTTTTGAATTGCGTATCCCCATGCAGGACCTGCATTGCCTGTCTTTGCACGATACTGATAAGTTGAACCATCAGTGGAAACATTACGTGAAACACCACGCATTGGATTCATCAAACGTAATGCATGGAATACTGGATCATATGCAGTACGACCACCAATACCTGCACCAGATGCAGTAAGTGTTGATGCTTCTTTTAAGTAAGCGTCATACTGATCAGCAGATTCCCACAGTTTAATTTCTTTGTCCAAACGTGTATTGGATTTTGTAAATTCCTTCAACTGTTCTTTAACCATGCGGTTTACATCGCCACGAATGGTCTTAGCAGGTTTGATTAGTTCTGGAACTTTGATAGCAGCAACTTTGGCTTCTAGTGCTGCAAACTTTTCGTTGATTTCTGCTTTTGCTTCTTCCACAGAAGTTGCAACTTCGGATTTCACTTCTTCAATTTTAGAAAGGTTAGACGCTTCAATTGCATCAACTTTTTCAATGATTTTTTCAATAGACATTTTGCATTCCTTATTTAATGCGTTTAGAAAGTGCCATCAACAATTCTCTTTCCTCAAAGGCTTTTAGAATTGCATCGGCTTCGTTTATCACCGCATCAGATTCACTCGGACTTGGTATTACTTCATCAGGGATTGCAGCATCACGCTTTTCCAAAACCTTTTTGAAGATACTTGATGCGGTGACCGCATCTTTTTTAGTCACTCCTGCTTCACGCAAAAGTTTTTCTAAAACTCGTGGATTCACTTGACCATCTGCGTCAAATGCTTCTAAAGATTGGATTTCTGCATTAGGATTATTTGGATACATGACTACGGACACTTCACGCAAACCACCTTTTGTAATTTGGAAATATCCTTCAACATCATCACCACTCATTAATGGATTTCCTTCTGCATCCACCATTCGTGCATCTTCTGCATATGCACCAACAGAAACACCACCAAACATAGCAGGTGATTCTTTTAAAATTTGGTAAAGATCAGAACCGCCTATAGTGTTTAAATACAAGCGTCCTTTCGCTGTCATGCCTTCATCGTCAAATGAAAATTCATTCCATTCGCCCATAGGCATACCCATGTCATTGTGATTAAGGAACATAGGTAAAGGCTTATTAGATTCTGCAAATTCATTTGCCCAATCCATAAAGCCTTCCGGCTGATAATTAAATTTTCTTCCGTCTGCGCCTTCCCTTGCTCCCCAAGTTGTAACTCGGGCTTCAAGTTTTCCGCTAGGATTTAGGCTTTCGTTTGCGTCCTGCTTTAGGCTTACTTTCGCCTCGCAAAGTAGGTTCACGTTTTTCATTTATCACCCCATTGTGAATTGATTGATCATTGTCTTGTATCTTATGGGGAACGGCTTTTTGTGGAATGATAACATCAGACTTATTAATCTGTGAAGTCATCATACTTAGCATTTTCTTTAGGATGTTCATGTTGTTCCTATGTTTGCTTTGCGTGTTTGATTTCCACCACCACCACCAGTATCTTGTGGACTAGTGCCTTTTATATTGTCAGTCGGTTTGCTATTTATTCGCAATTCGTCTGCACCATCTAATTTCTGCATATTTAAATATTCTCTTGCTTCATTAGGTGTAATCAAACCTGCATCTACACCTGTTTTCACAAAATTCATTTGATCTAATGCTGCACCTTTAAGAAAATCTTTGGTGTCAAAACGTACTACTAAATTTGGATATCCTTTAAGCAAAGATTGTTTTAATTTTTGCTCAATGTTGATAATCAATGGATACATAGTTGTTTTATAAAATTCATCCAACATTGTTTGCGTGTTGTTGAACTTTGATTCACCTATGTCTAGCATAGCAGCAGGAACACCAAATAAACCGCATATACGTTTCATGGTTTGCAGTTTTAATTCCGCTGTTTGTGTGTCTTGCAATGTAAGCATAGATATAGGCTCATACTTCATGCCTTGATCTAGCAACATTCCTTGACCTGCTTTACTTAGATCAGTACCACGACTTCCTGTCATTGCATTCCAAGTTTCTTTTAATCGTGCAGCAATTTCTTTGAATTTATTATCAGGAATTACTTGGTCAGTATAAAAAACTCCACTAGGCTTTGCGCCATTTTGCATTATGAAGTTTGCATATACGTCTATATCTTGGTCTAGTGCTACTAATTCTGTAGCAAGAATACCTTTATTAAAACCGCTAGAACCTTGCCATGCTGCTTCGGATACGTGCATTACTTGGTGTGCTTCCAAGTTATGACCTTTATCAAATCCCCATGATGGAGTTGATAATCTGTAATTCGGATAACGTGTTTCGGAAAGAATAGTTGTAATTAGAGTTGAATCTAATACATACATTTCTATTGGTGTTTGTGACGGATCATTTTGGTCTTTGCGCCACCATAGGGTAAACGTCTCGCCAGTGATGTCCTGCCACATACACCACTGATACCAAAACTCGTAAGCAGACTGAAAATTATTTGGATTTGTTATTAGGCTTAAAACTTGTTTCGCTTTTGTTTTATCCCTTGTTCCTACGCTTGCGTCAGCAATAGCATCTACATAAGTGCCATCATCTGTCTTGGACATAATACTTATGCCGCATTGTGCTAATGTTCTTGCTTTCACATTTACACAGGACATTACAGTTGAATTGCGTGTTAGTGCGCTAACATCTATTACACGACCTGCAGTTGTTGTGCTTGATGTAGTTACATACAATAATTGACTTGCGGTAGGTTGTTTTTGATTCTTGGAATATATGACTTGATTACCAAGTTGCATCTGACCAAGAACTGTATTAGCCTCTTTGGAAGTTGCTTTTTTTCCTTTGAAAATATCAAATATTGCCATGTTTTCCCCGCAATTTTTATTGCTTTTCCATCAAAAACTTCTGAATCCAAAACTTTTTGAAACGAATGGATTGTCCAGTGAACAATGTGCAGCAATAATTAACGCAATAATTCCATCAACTTTTGCTGCTTGGTCTGCTTCGTTTTTGCGTACCTTGATGTTTCCATTTACATCCGTATACACTTCGCAGTTACCTAATTGCCATCCTACAAAAGGATTACCGTCATGTTTTATTTGTTTGTTGAGAATCAATTTCTCAATGTATTTTGATGGATTGTTTAATACAGCCATTCCCTGTCCTACCTTTTTAACAGGAATTCCGTAATCATGCAAGCGTGCAACCATACTTGCCGCATTATACGCATCATATCCTACTTCTTGTACATCATACTTCTCACATTGTGACTTAATAAATTCAGATATTTCCCTGTCATCCATTACGTTACCTTCCGTTAATTTTAAAATTCCTGTGCTAATAGCAACTCTAAAAATATCAGAATAGTGTTTAGGAATTAAATCTAAACTTTGTTCAGGAAGGAAAAATTGCCATTCTGCTTCATAGTCCATTTCTCCAAATCGTTTTAACGTGCATACAGCATTTAAATCTCGGGTTGCTGCTAAGTCAAATCCAATGAATACCGCTTCCGGTTCTTTTCTCGGTTCTTTTATAATACATTCCGCATCATCCCAATATGATCTATCCAACCATGCTGTATTTGCGGATACAAAGATGTTTAATGTTTTACAAAGGAATTCATTTAGTGCTGCAGGTTTATGCTTGGCTTCATCTGCTCGTTGCGCAATAGCACTTTCAAACACACTTATTCCGTGCATTGGATTTGCCTTCGCCCATGTTTTTGGGTCTCTCCAATCATCCGCAAGGTCTAATCCATACAACAATCCAAACCATCTTGGATTATCTTCCGCTTCACCTGTTAACCTTGAACGGAACAAAGAAAAATCTTCATAGAATTTTGTGTCTTTAGTAAAGGATGCAGTTGTAATGTAAATCCGCAATGGATTCTGTCGGGCAACCATACCTGAATGTAATACTTCTATACTGTTCCTATCCACGATTTGTGCTGCTTCGTCAATGATGACGCACGATGGATTTTTACCGTCACCTGTTTTTTTGGTGTCACGACTTAATGCCTTAAACATGGATTGTGAATCTCCACGTTTGTTTATTGTGTATTTGCTTGGATTGAACATATCGCTCAATTCCTTTGGCATATTTTCCACAAAGCCTTTAGCAGCATCAAACACAATTGTCGCCTGTTCCCTGTTTGTAGCCAATGTAAACACTTCTGCACCTGCTTCGCCACAAAGCAATTCATACAATGCTATTACCGCTGTAAGTGTGGATTTACCTGCTTTACGTGGAATAAAAAGGATTACGTCTGTAACCATCCTATGTGACAAATCTTTTTTGCTGCGGAAACCATATACAGCACATATCAAAAGAATTTGGAATGGTTCTAATTCAACTGGTTCACCTGCTTGTGGACCTTTGGTGTGGACAAGTGCTGCAGCAAAATTCAACAAGTGTTGCGGGAAGCGTTCGTCAAATACCCATTCCCATTCCTTGTTTTCGTATTGGTTCAAAAACCGTTGACACGACAAACGTACTTCGGTGCAAACATTAATTTCACCTTTGGCTACATCCCTTGCATACACTACTCCATCTTGCCAATTCATCAGCCTAATGGACCTTTCAAGAATTGTGCCAATGGACTATCTTCCTCTATTTTTCCTGCGGACAACCTGCTCCGTGGAGTCAATCCCATTTCATTCATCAGTTGTATAATAATTGTCATGGTTTTATTTCTAACAGAAATGTAAGGATTAGGACCTACTGTTTGTCCATTGTTAAATTGCGTGATAATGCCGTTCTTGTTTATTCCCTTAGTGCATTTCACATACGTATCTATGTGGTCAGCAAGCATTGCCAGTGTATGCTTATCTTGGTCATTACCTATTCCGTAAACTGTAAATAGGAAATCTGCCGTTTCCTCCACAAACTTTTTTTTATCCCATGCGTCAGGATTGTCCATCCATTCAGCGGATGGAATTCTTTTTTTAATATTGTCTGGAATGTGTGCTGCAGATTTTTGTCTTGGAGTCGTGCCATCAATTAAATGTAACTCCGGTGCTTTTCTATTTCCCATGATTTTTCCTTTTTCCAAAATTTTTTTTACCACTCCCCCCCAATGCCAAACGCAAATACAGGAAAAAAAGTCGCGTGCTGCTGGGCTATAAGGCTAATAACTTTA